AGTTGCAGACACTAGGAGCAGGTGGTGACGTAATGTTAGCTGCTGCACCTTTTGCACCTTTATTGTTAGCACCTGCTGCTGCAATGAAAGCCACAAGTCAGATAGGTAAAGCATTAAGAGGTGGTTCTAAGGCTACTAAGGCAGCAGATGATGTTAAACCAGGTGATATAGCCAAAGTTGTTCCACCAACTGATAAGTCTGATGGTATCTTTGCTTTTCATGGTAGTGGTGCTGATTTTGATGAGTTTAATTTAAGTAAGATAGGAACAGGCGAAGGTAATCAGGCTTTTGGATATGGTTTATATTTTACAGAAAGCGAGGACATAGCTAAGTTTTATAAAAATGCAGTAACTTTTCAAGATCAGCAAAGACGTAGGTTGAATATTGAGTATAAAGGCGAGAAATTTATCGATTTAGGTGACACAGCACAAGCAGAAAATGCTTCAACAGAGTATAGGGTTTTGTCAAAGTTAAAAGAGGATATGGCAAGTTATTTACCTGCAAATCCGAAATTAGCAACTCCTGAAGAAGCAAAGAATCGTTTATTAAAAAGACTTGATGTTGAAATAGATAAGTATAGCAAAGCAGGACAAAGAGATTCTAGTGTTGGTTCAATAGATTTAGCTGATGGTTCTAAATTAGAAGATTTAATAACTAAATCTTTGCAAAACGAGAAAGATGCACTTTTAAAAATTGATCCAGATGACATAAAAGTAATCACAGGCAAAACCTACGAAGTTAAGATAAAAGCAGTAATGGATGATTTGATAGATTATGACAAACCTTTAGGTCAGCAAAGCGATAATATCAAAAATATTTTAAACAAGATGAAATCCGAAGTTACTGTTGATGATGGTATTAATTTAGGAATTGATCCTTTTGATTATGGTGGTAGTGATAAAAAAGCTATTGAAGCAACAAAGAACCTGCTTTTTGGAAAAGACGAAGATGTAGTCAGGTTTTTAAACAACTGGGCTGCAATAAGAGGTGAACAAGCAACTGGTGAAAAACTATTAGCAAAATATGGTGCTAAAGGAATAAAATATAAAGCCAATCAAGGTGTTGGTGCTAGAAATGTACCAGAGACAGGCAAAAACAATTACGTTATATTTGATGATAAAATCATAGATATAATGGCTAAATATGGAATAGTTGGTGCTATTGGTGTTTCAGCTATGCAAAGAGGTAGTGGTGCTTCTGAAGGTGACATATTACCACCAGGTCAAACTTAATGGCAAAGAAGCTAATAAAACTAGAATACGACCCACAGCCCAAACAGGAGTTATTGCACAAGTGTAAAGCCAAGCAGATATTATTCGGTGGAGCAGCAGGAGGTGGTAAGTCTCATAGTGGTCGTTGGGATATTATAGGTTTCTGTTTAGAAAATCCTGGTTTAAATGCTTTTATTTTTCGTAGGTCATTGCCAGAGTTGGATGGTAACCATATTCAGCCTTTGAAGAAAGAGTTGCCACAGGAACTTGGTAATTACAATGAAACACGAAAGAGGTATGAGTTTTACAATGGATCGTCAATAACGTTTCAGTACATGGAACGTGATAGTGACTGTGATCGTATACAGGGTCAGGAAGTTCATATTGCTTTGATTGACGAAGCAGGTCAGTTTAATGAGTATCAGCTAGGATATATTAAGAGTAGAATGAGATTAGGTTCATTTGAGCCTGTTCAGAAAGAGTATTTGCCAAGATTAATTATGACGGCTAATCCAGGTGGTCAGTCACATAATTTTTTAAAGGCTTTGTATATTGATCCTGCTCCGAGTGAGACATATTTCTACGATCATACAATGCGTGATCCTAACAATCCCAAAGACAGGGGTTGGCTGTCGATGTATATACCTGCAAGGATGGAAGATAACAAATACATTGATCCGAGTTATGCGAGTTCATTTAGTGGTTTGCCAGAAGAATTAGGCAGGGCATTAAGGGAAGGTGATTGGGATTTAGTAGTTGGTTCATTCTTTGGGGATATATGGAAGCGTGATCTACACGTTATAAGACCATTTGATATACCAAATCATTGGACTAAGTTTAGGTCATTTGATTGGGGATCGGCTTCACCATTTAGTGTTGGTTGGTGGGCTGTAGCAGAAGGACATGAGACTATACCAGATGATGCGTTGATTAGGTATCGTGAGTGGTATGGGGCAGCAGGGCCGAATAGAGGTTTAAGGATGACTGCCGAAGAAGTTGGTAGTGGTATCAGGGCAAGGGAAAGAGGTGATGGCAACATAGATTTCTCTGTTGGTGATCCGAGTATCTGGAAGTTTGATGGTGGGCCATCTATTGGCGAAAGATTAAGCAAGTGTGGTGTAAGGTTTAGAAGGGCTGATAATTCAAGAGTTGCAGGTTGGGATCAGGTAAGACAGAGATTGATGGGTGATGATGGAGTTCCCATGCTTTATGTGTTTAGTGATTGCGTTGACACTATTAGAACCCTACCAGTTTTAACCCATGACAAGCATAGAATGGAAGATATTGACACGACCCAGGAAGATCATGCAGCAGATGATATTAGATATGCCTGTATGAGTAGACCCTTTACAAGACAAGCCCCAGAGATTGACGAAGATATTTGGCGAAAGCCAACCATAGAAGAAATGATGAGTGGTCTGGATAATGTATCCAAGCCTAATTCGTGGAGATTATAATTGGAATATGGATTTGACAGAGAACCCACTAAGAAGTCTGACAGGGCTGCTTATTGGAACGATCAGATTATTAAGGCTAGACGTTTTGAGGAAAACTGGCGAGAACGTGCCAATGGTATAGTCCAAAGATACAGGGATGATAACGTAAATCGGTTTGAGCGTGAATCAAGAATGAACATCTTTCATTCCAATGTCGATACGTTGAAGTCTGCTTTGTATTTTAAAACACCGAAACCAAAGGTTAGCCGTAGGTTTAACCTATTACTGGTATTGGTGAGGTTGCACCAGGTCAGATGGGTGAGGTACAGGTTGCACAAAGACTGCTTGATCCTGATGGGAATGAAGTTGAGCAGGAAAATGTCAAGCAGGATGCAAGAGGTATGTTTATTGAGGGTGATCCAGTTGAGTTTATTGGAGAACAGTCAATTACCTGTGAACACGTTAACTGGTCAGATTTAACAATATCACCTGCTAGATGTTGGCAGGATGTAAAATGGATTGCATTTAGGCATTTATTATCTAGGCAGGACTTAGTTGATTATTATGGAACGCAGGGTGAGCAGATACCATTAACTTACAGATCAAGTGAAATGTCTGATTATCAGGATAATCCAGAACCAGATATGGCCGAGATATATGAGATTTGGGATAAAAGATCAGGTAAACAAATATTTGTGGCAACAAGTTTTGATGAGATATTAGAGGACTTTGACGATCCATACAATTTAGATGGTTTTTGGCCAATGCCAGAACCTTTATATGCAGTCTCCACTACCGACACCACTTTGCCTGTACCAGAGTTGTTTATCTACGAAGATCAGATATTTGAACTGGATTTGATTACACAAAGGATTGCAGCCCTAACAGAAGCCCTAAAAAGGCGAGGGGTCTATGACGCATCTTTTTCTGAAATTATTAGGTTGGCAGATGCAGAGGATAATACTTTCATCCCAGTAGATAACATGGCTATGTTACAGGCAGGTGGTGGTCTGACTAATGTTATGCAGGAAGCCCCATTAGATAATTTAATTAAGGCATTAACTGCTTTATATCAGTCAAGACAGATTGTCATTGAAACGATATATGAGATTACAGGTATCTCTGATATTATGCGAGGTACATCAAATAACAGTCGTGAAACTGCAACTGCACAAAGGATCAAGGGTCAGTTTGGGGCTATGAGATTAGTCAACAGACAGAGAACTATTGAGAAGTTTTTAGACAAAATTATGCAGTTAAAGGCTGAATTGCTAGTTGAGAATTTAGAACCTAGTTTGTTGGAAAAGATGACGGCAGTTGCCATTCCTCCAGAGGTCGTTGCCGTCATGCAGGATGACAGGCTAAGAAGTTACAGAATATCGGTAGATACAGAAGAATCGAGTGCTATTGATGCAAGTATGGATCAAAGAAACAGAACTGATTTTTTAACAGCTATGGTTCAGTTTTTACAATCTGTAGGCCCATTGGTCAGTTCTGGTGCATTAGGGTTCGATCAGGCAAAACAGATGTTGTTATTTGCTGCTAGGGCTTTTCCTGGTGCAAGAGAATTAGAAGAAAGTCTTGAAGCTAT